CTATCCTGTGCAATCGTTTGCTACAGCAGACATTGTGCCAATAGCTTTATTACACATTGATGAATTGCTAAAGGATAAAAAATCGTGTATAGTGAATACAGTGCATGATAGCATCGTCATTGACGTTCATCCTGACGAAGAACAGCAGGTAATCAATGTGATAGACGAAACTAATAATGCACTACCACAACTTATAGCTGCACGTTGGGGTGTTGATTTCAATGTGCCGCTACTTTTAGAAGCAAAAATTGGACCGAATTGGCTTGACACGAAAGACGTAGCGTGATATAACTATGCCTCATTCACTCTAACGAAAGGAGTAACATACATGACAGAACTTACAACAATAGACCAAAATAATTTCGCAGCTATGGCGAAAGCAATGGGTATTGCAAAAGAAGGTGGAAGCAAATCTAAAAGCAGTTCGCTTGCACGTCTGCGCATTAACCATTCACCAGTAATGGGTACAGCAGAAGTAAATGGAAAAAATGTAAACATGGAAATAATTGAGGGTGGTGCATATAAGCTGGAAATTCCAGATGGCCCCACATACTATGCCTCTTCTGTGAACATTCGTGCTTTTGTTCAGCGTTTTATGTATAAGCGGTTTGTGATGGGTGGTGCTAATTCACCTAATCGTTTTATCAAGTCTCTTATGACAGAAGACGCAAAAATGGAATCTGACTTGAAAGATAATGACGGTGGATTTAACTGTGGTAAACCTGCAGGTTATATCCAAGATTTCAAAGCATTACCAGAAAAAACGCAGGAGTTAATCAAGCAGATTAAACGTGTTCGTGCTGTTTTTGGTACAGTTGAACTGGTCAATCCCGTAAATGAAAAAGGTGAGCCAGTAGAATTGGAATCTACTCCATTTATCTGGGAGATTGACAACCGTGACGCATTTAAGCTAGTTGGTGATGTATTTGTGAAGTTTGCTAAGATGGGAAGACTTCCACCTATGCATTTGTTTACTGCCAACACAAATGAGCGTAAGATGCCTAATGGTAATAGCTTCTTCATTCCTGTTGTATCTCTTGATGTAACTAAAACACTTGAGGTTACAAATGATGACCACGTTTTGTTCGCTGACTTCATGTCATGGATTGACAACTACAATAGCTATGTTATCAATTCGTGGGCAGAAAAAGTAAACTCAAAGTTGGAAGATGGTGATGCTGAAGTGTTAGATGACATTGTGGACATCGAAATAGAAGATGAGGTAGCATAATGAACCATCCTGCTGAACTGGCACTGCATCAGTATCTTGATAACGCTGTTAAAGGTAAGGCAAGTATGTCACAACGGACAATCAAACAGATTGGTCTTGATGTGATGGCTGCTGCAGCACGTCAGTTCGGTGGGGGTAACAAGCGTGACAAGTTTGGTCTACGTATGTCAAACGTAGGTAGGCCAACTTGCCAACTCTGGTATGATAAGAACAAGCCAGAGGTAGCGTTACCCTTTCCGACAACCTTTGTAATGAACATGATGCTTGGAGACATTGTGGAAGCAGTGTTCAAAGGCATCCTTAAAGAAGCAGGAGTTAAATATGAAGACACGGATAAAGTTTCTCTTGACCTTGGTGACGATAGCGTTTCTGGTTCTTATGACCTCATCCTTGATGGTGCAGTTGATGATATTAAATCAGCTTCAGACTGGTCATATAGAAACAAGTTTGAATCCTATGACACTCTTGCCAGCGGTGATGGCTTCGGGTATGTGGCTCAGTTAGCTGGGTATGCTAAAGCTGCAGATAAGAAAGCTGGTGGCTGGTGGGTAGTAAATAAAGCCAATGGTCAGTTTAAATATGTACCAGCTACAGGACTTGACTTAGACACAGAGGTATCTAAGATTCAAGCTACCGTAGATAAAGTAAAGGAGAATAAATTTGAACGGTGTTTTGAACCAGTGCCTGAGACTTTTCGTGGCAAGCCCACAGGTAATAAAGTCCTTAATGACGGATGCAGATTTTGTAACTACCGTTTTGATTGTTGGGATAGTCTTACTGAGCGTCCATCTGTAATGTCACAGGCTAAGAACCCGCCTACCATTAGTTACATTGGAGATGTAATTGCTGCATAAAGCACGGCGTATGGCAATACGACATGGGTATCGCAGTGGGCTAGAACACAAGCTATCTATTTATCTTGATGAACACAAGGTCAAGTATGGCTACGAGGATATCAAGATTGAATGGGAAGATTTAGCCTACCGCACCTATACCCCTGACTTTGTATTATACAATGGTATTATCATTGAGACAAAGGGCAGGTTCATGGCGGCAGATAGGCGAAAGCATATCGCTATTAAGAAGCAGCATCCCAAGCTTGACATACGCTTTGTGTTCACTAATAGCAAAGCTAAGTTGAGCAAGGGTGCTAAGTCTTCATATGCAGACTGGTGTATCAAGCACGGCTTCAGATACTATGACAGGATTATCCCTGAAGAGTGGCTGAAAGAGAAAGGTAAGAACAAGCATCCAAAGTTTATTAAGTTTGGCGACACAAAAGTAAAAAGGAGATAGAGCATGAAGATGATGGACAAACTAGCTAAAGAAGTAAGTAATGAGGACTTGCTTATCCGTGTCAGACCATTCGCTGATGACGATGGTAAGTGGTCTGGTGAAGTTGACATATCTATAATGGCTATGCCAGATAATCCCCTAGACGATGAAGACTACTATCAAGTGATGCACTTTGCTAAGATGATGTGTGCTGCTGTGCCTGTCATGGAAGAGGTGGAAGAACTTCGCAATATTGTTCACGAGTATGTCACAAAAGTTATTGACAACGAGGATGATATTGATGTAGAACTAGAGGAAGAGATGGGTGTGGAAAAGACTTACGATGGTAACGTAGTACACCTTAACTTTAACAGTAGAACAAAGGGGTCAGCATGAGTAGACACGAATCATATATGAAAGCAATGAATAGACAAGAGGAGTTACGTATGGCACAAGCAAGCAAACAAAGTGACAATGTTAAAGCATGGCCTAACGTTGATATGGTTAATAGTCCACCACACTACAACCAGACAGGCATTGAATGTATTCATGCTATCTCTGCAGCTACAGACAAAGGTTTTAAATACTACCTGCAGGGCAATATTATGAAGTATCTCTGGCGATTCGATTACAAGGACAAGCCAATAGAAGACTTACAAAAGGCCAAGTGGTACTTGGATAAGTTGATTGAAGAGGTAATGGCAGATGATAAGAGTTAAAATGTTTGTTACCTTGGACATAGATGAGGAAGACTATCCCATCCCTGCCGATGGGCAAGTAGGAGAAGAACTGGAAGATGGCATCAGAGAATACTTCTATGACATCGAAGGTGCAGATATTAAAACTATTAGAACAGTAACGGAGTAAAGAGATGATAAGCAATTCACTACCAACAGACTATCAAAACTTCATAGCACTATCACGCTATGCAAGATGGAAGGAAGATGAACAACGAAGGGAAACATGGAATGAAACAGTTGCGAGATACTTTGATTATATGGCTAGTCACTTGGACAGCAATAATAATTACAAATTACCTACCACCCTACGTGCAGAACTAGAAGAAGCCGTAATCAGTCAAGCAATAATGCCTAGCATGAGGGCATTGATGACATCAGGGCCAGCCCTAGACCGCTGCCATGTGGGTGGATACAACTGTTCATATGTACCAGTGGATAGCCCACGTGCATTTGATGAGACTATGTATATCCTTATGTGTGGCACTGGCGTTGGCTTCAGTGTTGAACGCCACTGCATTGAGAAGCTACCCATTGTGAATGAAGAGTTCCATAGCACAGATACGGTAATCAAGGTAGGTGACAGCCGCCCCGGTTGGGCAAAGTCACTGAAGGAACTGATTGCTATGCTGTACACCGGGCAGGTTCCTAAGTTTGATGTATCAGAGGTACGTCCTGCAGGTGCAAGGCTCAAGACATTCGGTGGTCGTGCGTCAGGCCCACAGCCTCTGGTTGAACTATTTGAGTTCTGTATCCAGAAGTTCAAGGCTGCAGCAGGTCGCAGACTCTACCCAATTGAGTGTCACGACATCATGTGTAAGATTGGTGAAGTGGTAGTCGTGGGTGGTGTACGCCGCAGTGCATTGATTTCATTGTCTAATCTCAATGATGACCAGATGGCACATGCCAAGTCCGGTCAGTGGTGGGAGAATGAGGGGCAGCGTGCGCTGGCTAATAACTCAGTAGCGTACAAGACTAAGCCTGAGATGGGTACATTCATGCGTGAGTGGTTGTCTCTGTACGACAGTAAGTCAGGTGAGCGTGGTATCTTCAATCGCCAGTCAGCGAAGGTACAAGCTGCAAAGAACGGTAGGCGTGATGTTGACCACGACTTTGGTTGCAACCCCTGCTCTGAGATTATCTTGCGTCCATATCAGTTCTGTAACTTGTCAGAGGTAGTGGTACGTGAGAATGATACAGTCGAGACTTTGAAAGAGAAGGTTCGCCTAGCTACTATTCTGGGTACGTTCCAAGCTACACTTACGAACTTCAAATACCTTCGTAAGATTTGGAAGGATAACACAGAGCAAGAACGATTGCTGGGTGTATCACTGACAGGTATCATGGACAATGACTTGACCGCAGGTAAGTCAGCCAAGATGGGTGGTAACATTGGTCAGGTATTGGAGACATTACGTGATGTAGCTATTGATGCAAACAAAGCTATGGCGTGGGAACTTGGTATTGAGCAGTCTGCTGCTATTACTTGTGTCAAGCCTAGTGGTACAGTATCTCAGCTTGTTGACAGTGCGTCAGGTATCCATGCCCGACACAACCCATACTACATTCGCACTGTGCGTGGTGATAACAAAGACCCACTCACACAGTTCTTAGTCGCACAGGGTTTACCTAGTGAGCCAGACGTAATGAAGCCCGACAGCACTACCGTCTTCTCATTCCCTATGAAGTCGCCTAAGAACGCAGTAACACGTACAGGTATGACCGCCATTGAGCAGCTTGAACTGTGGCTCACATACCAGCGTTACTGGTGCGAACATAAACCATCAGTCACCATCTCAGTCAAAGAGAATG